CATCCAGACCGCAACCAGCATGCACCTGTATTTCGATGCCGATGCAACTGCTTTCCGCGCCACCTTCCGCATTGACGGCCAGCCCAAGCTGGCAGCGGCTATAGCACAAGCCAAGGGCGGCAACACTCTGTCGCCGTTCGTCCTGCTGGGCGCTCGCTGATCGAGTCCACACGGGTCGCTTTACCGCGGCCCGGCTTCAAACAACCCGTTCACTTTTTAAGGAAAAACAGTCATGTTTCCCAACGTAAAACCCAGCGAGCGCCAAGCGCTGCTCGCCACCCTGGAGCCCGTCTCCCAAGCTGCTGCGACCGTGGTCACAACTTACGTGGCAGTCAAGAACTTTGCCACCCTGTTGGCTGTGCTGCAAACCGGCGTGCTCGGCACCGCTGCCACAGTCGATGCCAAACTGGTCCAGGCGGTTGACTCGTCTGGCACTAGTGTCAAGGACATCACCGGCAAGGCCGTCACGCAGATCGTCAAAGCTACGGGCGACGCCAAGCAGGTACTGATCAACCTCAAGACGGCTGATCTGGACGTCGAGGGCGGCTTTGCCTACGTTGCGCTGTCGGTAACCGTTGGCACAGCGGCATCGCTGATCTCGGCCAGCTTGTGGGGTCGCGATCCGCGCTTCTTGCCAGCCAACGCACTCAACCAGGCCGGCGTGGCTCAAATCGTCTAAACGCCCAGCCAATCGAGCAGGCCGCTGTGGCAACGCAGCGGCTTTTCTTTCACCCCACCATAACCCCAAGGTAGCACCATGCCCCTCGTGCGTGTCATAGAGCCCGCTGCAGCGCCGCTGTCTGCGCTCGCCCTGCAACAGCAGGTGCGTCAGGACCTCGACATCGACAACGCGCAGCTGGACTACTGGATTCGTGCTGCCCGCCGTTTTGCCGAAAACAAATGTGGTCGCACCCTCATCGCCACTCGCTACAAGCTGGTGCTTGACGCCTTTCCAGGCGGCGCAAGCATGGGCTACAGCTACGGCACACCCTACACACTGCCAGGCACCGCCATCCTGCTTGAACGCGGCCCGGTGCTTGCAGTGCAAAGCATCAAGTACCTGGACATGTCTGGCACCCAGCAGACGCTGGCCACAACCGAATACGTGGCAGAACTCTCTGGCCAGCTCGCACGCATTACGCCGCGCTTTGGCAAGGTCTGGCCTGCCAACACCCTGCCGCAGATCGGCGCGGTCGAAGTGATATACGACGCCGGCGACGCCGCAGGCATTGCCGTCAATATCACCACCGATGTGTTCACCATTCTGGGCGGCGTCTGGCGCACCCTTGCCTTGGGTGATGCAGTGCGCTTTACCAATTCGGGGGGCGATCTGCCCTCACCGCTGCAGCCAGACACCGACTATTACATCCAGAGCCTGCCCACAGCGAGCACTTTTACTTTGTCGACCAGCGCGGGTGGCGCATTGCTCAACATCACTAATGCGGGATATGGCACCAGCTACATAGGCGCCGTACCCGAAGACGTAGGCAGCTGGATGAAGCTGCGCATTGGCGGCCTATACGAAAACCGCGAAGACGCCATGGTTGTCAACAAAGGCACCTTGTTTGAAGTGCCTTATATGGATCGCCTGCTCGACGACGTCACGGTCCGGGTCTACTGACATGCAAGCCAAGAACCTGTATGAGCTGATCTCGATCAAGTGCAAGAGCGTAGCGCGTGACGCTGCCTTTGGCTCTGAAGTGATCACCTGGGTTGACTTTGCCGCCAACATCCGCGCTAACACGTCCGAAAAAAGCGGCATCGAGGTTGTGCGCCAGGACCAGCGCGTTATGCGTCGGCGTATCGAGGTACAGATCCGCTGGCGCCCGGGCATCACTACCGACATGCGCGTATATACAAGTACTGGACGGATTTTCGAGATCATTGACTCCATCGAGACCCCGCGCCACAGGGCCCTGACCATGACCTGCGAGGAGCTCAGCGTATGAACGTCGACGGCACCGTCAATGTTAAGGGCCTGGCTGAACTGCAGCTGGCGCTCGACACGCTGGCTGGCAAGGTACAGAACAATATCATGCGCGGCGCCCTGCGTGCTGGCCAGAAGGTGATCATGATACCGGCCAAGATCCTGGCGCCGGTGGGTCCTACGTCAGCCGAGAATGCGCGCTTGTACGGCACGCACCCGGGCAGTTTGCGCGATTCGTTGCGCGTCGGAGCAAAAATTATTGGTGATCAGGTCATTGGTACTACCAAAGCGGGCAACAAGGAAGCGTTCTATGCCCACATGGTTGAAGGCGGCACCAAAGCCCACTGGATCAAGCCAGTGAACGGCAAATCCCTGTTTATTGGAGGGCACCTGGTAAACACCGTCTTTCACCCCGGCGCTCGCGCTAACTCATTCATGAAGAAAGCACTTGACAGCCAGGCACAAGCCGCAGTCGAGCGCGTGGGCCAATACGTTCGCGCCCGGCTGACCAAACAGGGCATTGAGATCCCTGACAGCCCGACGGAGGGCCTGCAATGAGCGCCCTGGCCATCATCAACGCCACGCTGCTGGCTGCCAGCCCGGTCACCACGCTGGTGGCCGCGCGCATTTACCCTGGCGAACTGCCTCAAGGCACCGTGCTGCCGGCCATAGGCATTAGTGACATGGGAGGCGTGGAACTGCCCACCATCGACGCCAGCGCCGCCTATACCCTGGTCGAAGACAACGTCCAGGTCACCGTGCTGGCCAAAGACTACGTTACGCAGAAGTCGCTCAAGGACAAGGTGCGTGCCGCCTGCAATTTTAAGCGCGGCAGCATTGGCGGCTTCCAGGTCGTCAGCGTGCGCCGCACCAGCTGGGGCGCCGATATGCGCGACAGCGACCTGACCATTTTCGGCCAGACGATTGATTTCAAAGTGACCTGGCAAGAGCCCAACCCGTAAACAAGACCAACTCATTGCGGCCGCCTTGAGCTATTCAAGCGCGGCCTTTTGTTTTGCCGCAAGGCAAATAGCCCGCCCGCTGCATCCCGCTGTCGGGCTTTTTTACTTTCAGGAGCAAGCATCATGACATTCGCCTCTGGCATCTACAAGCAGGTAGCCTATAAGGTAGAAACAACCTTCGGTACGCAACCCACCGCCAGCGCCGCGCAGTCCCTGCGCCGCGTCCAGTCCACGCTGGACCTCAGCAAAGACACCTTCCAAAGCAACGAGATCCGTACCGATCTGCAGGTGGCAGACTACCGCCACGGCGTCAAGCGCGTCAAGGGCGCCATCAATGGCGAGCTGCAGTGCAAGACCTATGCAGACTTTATTGCGGCTGCCGTCAAAAAAGACTTTGCCGCCGGCGTCTCGGCCAGCGCAGTGGGCATCACCATTGCCGGCACCTACACCGGATGGACGGTTACCCGCGCGGCCGGCTCGTACCTGACCGACGGCTTCAAGATCGGCGACGTCATTCGCCTGTCGGTCGGCGGTCTGAACGCTGCCAACATCAGCCGCAACCTGATGATCATCGCGCTCACTGCGACGATTGCCACCTGCCTCACATTGAACAACAGCAACGCGGCAACCGGCGGCACAGCCATGGTGGCAGAAGGCCCTATCAGCGGCTGCACTGTCACCGTGCAGGGCAAAAAAACGTACATCCCCAGCACAGGCCATACCGACAAGAGCTTCACGGTCGAACACTTCTATTCGGACATCACGCAAAGCGAGTGCTTCACCGGCTGCAAGGTCGACAAGATCAGCATCAACTTGCCGCCCACAGGCCTGGCCACCATCGGCATCGACTTTGTTGGTCAAAACCTGGTCACTGCTGCCAGCCAGTATTTCACCAGCCCCACTGCCGCCACCACCACCAGCGCCATGGCAGCGGTCAACGGTGTGCTGCGCTTCAACGGCGCCACGGTAGCCTATGTGACCGGGCTGTCGTTCAGCATTGACCCGGGCTTTACCGGCGATCCGGTCGTTGGCTCCAACACCGTACCCGCCCTGTTTGCCGGCACCGTCAACTCCAGTGGCCAGGCCACGGCGTATTTTCAGGACGCCACGCTGCGCGATCTGTTTGTCAACGAGACCGAGTGCGACCTGTACTGCGCCTTTACCGCAGACAACACGGCCACGGCTGACTTTGTGTGCTTCTCCATGGCACGCATCAAGGTCGGCGGCGCGTCCAAGGGCGACGGCCAGGGCGGCCTGGTGCAAACGCTGCCTTTCAAGATTTTGAAGAACACCGCCGGCGGCAGCGGCATCGCGACCGAGGCCACAACCATCTCCGTGCAAGACGCCCAGGCGTAAGCACAACCACGCACCGACCCGGCTGCTGTCCCTCTTTGCGGGGGCGCGGTGGCTGGGCACGGGCTTTTTCAACTCCCGCAAAGGAAGATTCCATGCAACCCAACGAAACCCTAGACCTCGACGCTTTTGACGATGCCCAAAGCGCCACCGTCATCCTGAAGAACCCGGCCACCGGTGCACCCACTGCAGCCAGCATCGACGTGCTGGGCCCCGAGCACCCGGTGCGCAAGAAGATCATGATGGACCGCGCCCGCAAGCTGCGCAGCGACTTCCAGCGCACCGGCAAGCTCAGCATGAACGACCCGCTGGATGACATCGATGACGAAACCGACTTTCTGGTCGCCTCCACGACCGGCTGGACCGGCCTGACATCAAATGGCCAGGCCCTGGCCTACAGCGCAGACGAGTCCAGACGCCTGTACACCAACCCCAAGAAGCAGTGGCTGCGTGCCCAGGTCAAGAAGGCGCTTGACGAAGCCGAGCGTTTTATTCAGAGCTCCGCAAAAGCCTGACGGAGTTTGCCCAGGTCGCGTTTGAACTCGACGCACCTCAAGGTGACGGTGCCACGCTGCGAAGCCATCTGCAGCGACTGCACAACAACACCGGCCAGCTGGACCCCAGGCTGGCCACACAGTGCCCCGCACAGAGCAAGTACCTGTGGGACATCTTTAACACCTTGGGCCGTGGATCGGGCCAGGGCTTTAGTTACATCACGCAGCAAGAA